ATGGATGCAAAATGGGTTATAAGTCAGTTAGATAAAGGCGTATTAATGAAAGACGTGGCTAGACATTTAGGTGTAAGTGATTCAACAGTTCGCACTAAGCTAAAAAAAGCGGGTTATATCGCAATAAATAAACATTGGGTAAAAGGAAATGGGGAACAACTTTTGAACGATGAAACAACAATAGAAGAACAAGTTAACAACATCGAAACAACCCCAAAAGAACAACCTTACAACAATTTTATGACAAGTAATCCTTTCTCAAATGAAGAGATAGAAATCATTAGAGAAATGATAAGCAACTTTAAACAAGTTGATACTAAAGTAGAAAAAGGGTTATATGATCGTATAGGCGAGAGGGAAACAGGAAATGAAAGAAATAACATTTTCTTGAACACAAACACTCAAAATATGTTTGATGATTTTATAGCAGAGAAAAATTTAACAAAGAAAAAATCATTGATCGTAGAACTTGCTTTAGAAGATTTTATAAAGAAATATAGTTGATGCTATACTGATAAAAAATAAAAAGAAAAAAGAAAAAGAAAAGAGGATGATAATAAAGAGATAAAGAGGATTTTATAGTGCCAAGACCCAGGAAACCTTTAGAAGATAAGATTGATACCATATTTGTAAAAGTCCCAAAGAAAGTAATTTGGGCGTTAGAAGAACAAGGGAATAAGAATGAAATAGCAAGCAAAATCATCATGGATTATTACAACAAGAATTTAAAAAAAGACTAATCGTTTTCTTTCTTTTTTTTAATTTAATACGAACAGGTTTATCGGTGCGCGAATACATGTTTGTATATATTTTCGAGAAAAAATACAGGAGGTGCCGTTTGTGGCGTTTTTAACAAGTGTGAAAGCAGGTAAGAGAAGATATTACTATTTAGGGAAATATACAGGTAAAACACAAACTAATCAAAAAGGATATGAGCATTGCTATAACTTCGGAAATGAAAATGTAGCATTGGAAAGATTATCTTTATGGATGCTAGATAACAGTTTCATTCCAAAAGAATTAATAGATTTAGGTATTTCAAAAGAAGATGTAATCAAGTGGAAAAATAAAGTGTTAGAAGCAATTCAAACCCGAACGGCATCATAGTTTTTTTCGAAAATTGTATTATCCATATGTAGTTAAAATCGAATTTAAAGAGGGGGTTTTTTGATGGATTTGGGTATTTTCGTAAATTCAAGTATTAATATTTTGTTGGCTTGTATAGTTGGTTTTTGGACTGTTTTCTTTTTAATAAAAATTATTCACAGAACGTTAGTTGGTGATTATGCAAGTCTTTCTAGCAGGGATATAGATAAAAGTATTGATTATTTAAAAGACAATAAAGTTTCTTCTGGTAAGATAACTTTAACTAAGGAACACATTGAATTTTCTAGCGATGAAACAAATATTGTTAGAACTTCTAGAAGAAATTCTAATCGTTTCAGACAGGTGGGAGAAAAAAGAAGTACATATTTTGATGATGATGTTTCATCTTTTGTTACAGGCGTAGTCGTAGGTAGTTCGTTTTCAGATACAAATAACAATAATGATAGTTGTTCTAATTATGATAGTCCTTCTAGTTGTGATGGTGGAGGCGGAGATTAATATGAATTATAGTGAAATTATAATGATGGTTGGTTGTACGTTGATTTTACTTTTGATACTTTATCATATTTTGGAATTATTATTCTATGTTATAAGTGGGGAATTTTCAAAAGAAAGAGAGCAAGAAAAAAAATTAAAACTTCAAAAAGAAAAAGTTTTTCATCTTAGAAAGACATCATATAGAAGAGGTATAAGGTAATTTTTTGTAGTTTATAGGATAAAAAAACAGTTTGATCGGATGAAAAATCCGGTCTTTTTTATTTGTTTAAAAATGTAAATTTATTACATAAAAACGTGCGGTATTTTATCGTTATATATATAACTAAAAAAATTCATGCGCACACTTTAGTATTTTGTTGGGTACGGTAGATACTGGGGTTTTAGGGGTATTAAATATATAGCGTGTATAGTTATAAAATTAATGAAGAGAAAACCGAAAAAAAGTTTTTGGGGAAAATGAAAATTCATCAATCTTAATATATACCTAAATAATTTTGGTACTTCCTTTACGAAATAAAAATGATTATCATAAGGAACAGATATATTTCGAGTCAATTTTATTCCATAAAAAAATAGCCGAGTCCTACAAGGTGTTGGTAGCACCAAGTAAGGGCTAAGAAGTACCGACATACTTCAAAACCGAGCCGAAGCTCACATCAACTATATGTGCTATTATACACATTCTTATTAGAGTTGTATATGTGCATTTATAGATGTATGTGTAACAAGGGACAAGTGTGTCTTTCTTATCGAAAGAGTATACTTGTCCCTTTTTTATTTCTTTTAAAGAGGTGGTAACAAATGAATGAAACACTTATTCCGACTGATGGCGGTACGCTCGTTATTTCTCATTCAATAACATTGGGTGACATTATAACGATCATTCTTCTTACATGCATTTTGTTTGTTATGATCTATAACAATTTCACAAGGAGATTTTAAGATGTACGATGTCGTATTCGGAACGCCTAAAGACGTCTTTTATATTTACCTCATATTCTTTGTAGCATGTTTTTCTATCTATCCTCTTTCAATCATCATTATGAATGCTATTGCGAACAGGAGGAGAAACAAATGGGATTAGGAGGGCTTGTATTTCAAGCGTTAAAGACGGTTTTCGGTAATGTAGAAGTTATGCTTTCAATCCTTTCATTCTTTGTTACCTATTCATTAGTATTTACGTTGCTCGGTGTATATCAAAGGACGAAGGAATAGAAAGGAGCGAAATATATTGTGGGTAATATGAGTAGTGCATTTGATTTCGATTTTTTTTGGGGTAACTTTGGTTTCTTATTGAAACTAGCAGCACCCTTCGCCGTGATTATGGTTTCTATTTATGCGGTAGGGAAATTATTAGAGGTAATCATTAGAGCCGTTAAATCGAAAGGGAGTAGTTAATTATGGATATACCACCATATCAAGCCTTTCTTAGTGGGGATAATTTAGCTTACTTTTGGAAAATCATGAAGTGGATTTTATTCTTGATTGCACCAGGGATAATGATTGCAATGTGTTTCCCAGCAGTTGAAAAAACTATCGACATTATAAAGAACATTTTCACAAAAAATCATGATGAGCAAGAAGAAAAAGACGAATATGACGTTCGTTATTATGACTGACATTCTCTAGCGAACTTTTGCTAGTGAAATATAAAAATCACTGGAGGTTTTCAAATTATGCTTGATTTAACAGGAGTTAAATTACCATTCACAGTTACAGACGTTGTTGTAGGTTCTATGGCTTTAGTAGGAGTAGTTGCGGGATTCGTTCTTTTAGGGCTTGCATTTAAAGTTGCACCTAAGTTCATTTCTTTATTCTTAAACTCTTTCCGAACTGGCGGGAAAAACAACTAAAAAAGAGACGTTTTATTGTCTCTTTTTTTTACAAAAAACGTGAGGTTTTTTAAATGATAAAAAAACATACGGTACTCAAAACGTTAATGTGTTTCATGGTATTCCTCATGCCATTCGTAAATATAAGGTCAGCATTTGCCGACGGCCCATCTTTTGAATTGTTGGGTAGCAAAAACATTTCCATCGAGAACAACGGCGTTGTTAACGGTAAGTACAGTCTTATGTTAAAGGTTAACGATATGAAAGATGTATATAGTTTTCAGTTGAGCGAATTAATGCTCGTGAGCGATTGTACTTTCTATATCGGAAAAAGCAAGTGGGGAAGACCGGAGCAAGAAAAGAATGAGTTCCCTATTAACTGGAATCAGAATGGGACGTACGCATTTTACGTCTTTCATAACGGAAAAGTTTTAGCTTACGCACGTTTTAGACTTAAAGGGTTTAAGGAAAACGGCGGAGGCGGTGGAAGTACGTTTTATTCTGGGAAAATGGCTACATATTACGATTTACCCGACCTCGGAATACAAGACCCTAATGACTATGCAGACCTTGACGGAAAGAATGATGGTATTTGTACACGTGAAGGAGCACCAGATAAACCTCAAGGTTCGGGTGATATTGACGATTCAAAGAAAGAAGAGGATAAAGGCGGAGACAACGGAGGAAACAAAAAACCTTATGATCCGGAAGATTATTTCAAAAAATTATTAAGCAAACTTGATGAAGTAGGAAATAAGATTCCACCACCGCCCGATTGGGATAAAGTATCAGATATTTTCGCGGATAAAATCGGGAATAAGATGTCTGAAGTTATAGGGAAGACACCCGACCCACCAAGCCCTCCACCAATACCCGATATGCCTGGTATTGATACAGGCGGTTTGGAAAATCACATGCCCGATATAAAAGATAATCCCGACTTGAAAGACTCAAATTTCACGGCTGACGATATAAAGAAAGAAGCGAAGCCGATAGAAGAGAAAAAAGACGATTCGGGCGGTTTTGACATAGGGAATCCATTGGACAATTTACCCGAGACACCGAAGGAATTGCCGAAGCCTGGCGAAACCGAGAAATCGGGTTGGACACAAGACAAACCTAAAGAGCCGACAGGGGATTTGCCAAAACCAAAAGATAAAGGTAAGGAAGAACCGCCAAAACCTCCTAAACCAAACAAGGACAATGACAAACCACCGAAGCCGAGCGGAAATGATGACAAACCACCGAAACCTGGCGGGAATGACGATAAACCGCCGAAACCTGGCGGAAACGATGCGAAACCACCGAAACCAGGGGATAACGGAGGGAATCCGCCGAAGCCTGGCGGAGACGGAGGGAATCCACCAAAACCTGGCGGAGGAGGAAATCCACCAAAACCAGGAGGAACGAACCTTCCACCGATGGTTGATTATAAAAAGAGTCCCGATTAAGGAGTGATTGCATTGAAAACAATTAAAAAAAGAGATCTAAAAAAATATTTTCAGAGTTTGCAAGTATTGAATGATTCTTTTGCAGATTTCACAACGGAATTAGAGAAAAAGCATTCTTTAACAGAAGAAGAATCTAAGAAACTTGAATCTATGCGGGAATACTTCAAATCAACAAAGGGGTTATTTATTAACATGGAATCCAAATGTTCTTAAATTAATTTTTAATTCTAGAAGGAAGGAGGGAAATCTTGAACTTAAAAAAATGCGGTTTTTTATTGGTTTTTGCTATGATGTTTTGCTTTGCTATTCCTAATTTCGCAAGCGCGGAATCAAATACAGATGTATCAAAAGGTATGATTAACGGAAAAGAATTTTCAAGCAATGCATCTCGTTATGATTTAGGTGGTTCTTATAGTATCGACTCACTTTATATTTTCGGGAAAAACACATCAGCATCGGGCGGTTTTTTAACAGTAAGACTGTATAACTCGAAAAATACATTGGTATGGTATGGTTCGGGTTATGAGTTTAGATATTTAGGTTCAAGTCATCCTGGAGATAAATACGAACCTAGTGTGAAAAGGGAGGACGTTCGTTATATAGAGGTTTCTATAAGTGGCGGAGGAAAAATCGTTACTTTTAAAGCATTAGGGAAAGAGTACATACCCGAAATTTCTAATTTAAAAGCGGTAGCGGATTATAAGAAGGTTACATTGAGTTGGGAGAACCCAGCAAATAGCAGCAATGCTACATTAACCAAGTTATACCAAGATGGAAAAGAGATAAAAACCTTTAATCTTAGTGACAATGTTACCTCTTATGTTGTCGAGAATTTGGAAGAGGGAAAGAATTACACTTTTAAAATGTCGGTGGTTGATAAAAACGGACGTGAAACCAACGGTATAACCAAAAGTATTAGAACTTTAATGCCCGTTATCGACCCACCCAAAAACGTTTTTTCGACACCACAGGATAAAAAGATAGTTGTAGCCTGGGATGATGTGAAGTCTCCATTTCTAAAAGGATATAACGTATATGTCGATGGTAAAAAAATAAATAAAGAACCATTAACTTCAAGTAAATTGATCGTTAAAAATTTAGAAAATGATAAGGCGTATAAAATCCAAGTAAGTGCAGTAAATAAAATAGATGTTGAAGGAAAAAGAAGCGAAGAGAAAACGGAAACACCTTCCTCTGATGCTTTAGAAGTCGAATATGATGTAAAGATGCCATTTGGTTTAAAAGACGTCATAGACGTTGCTATGATGCTTCTTTTAATCGTTGCACCACTAACACTATTAGGACTAGCTTTCATCTATTACAAGCCAATAGTAACGTTTTTATACAATTCTATTCAAAAGAAGAAATAGAAGGGAGGTAATCTATTGGCATTTAAGAAGTACATTTTGATGTTATCACTTGCTATTGTGACGGTTTTGTCGATTCCGACATTTGCAAGTGCAAAAACAACTGATTTATTAGCAGGAAAGCAATTTTATAAAAACAATTACGGAAAAGGTAGTATTTATAAAGGGAATGAAGATTCTTATAGTTATTTATATTCAAGGGAAGTAATCGCTGATTTAGGAAAAGAATTTTATATAAAAAACTTTACATATTCAGCGAATGGCGGAATTCATTTTGCTTACTTATCTTTTTATGATTCTAATTTCCGAATGGTAAGGACATTGAAAACAGATGGACCTCGTGGGGATTTTGGTGTCTTGGAGAAAGCGAGATATGTAGTTGTAGGGAATAGTGGTAGAGATAGCACGCAATTCCATTGGATATCCGTGTATGGTGACGATGGACTTGTTTCTGACGTATCTAATCTAAAAGCAAATCCCGAAGCAAATAAAGTAACTTTGAATTGGAAAAACCCCGAAGGGGAAGAGAATTTTAAAGGTTTACGAATCTATCAAGGAAAACAGATCATAGCAAATCTTGATAACAAAACAACTTCTTATGTTGTGAACGGATTAGATGCAAGTAAAGATTATTCATTTACAGTTAAATCAATAGACCAAAACGGCGGGGAAACAAAGGGAACTAGCGTAAACGCTACAACATTGATGCCCGTTATCAAACCGCCCGAAAACGTATTTCTAACGCCACAAGATAAAAAGATAGTCATTGCCTGGGATGATGTGAATTCACCTTATTTACAAGGCTATAACGTCTATGTGGACGGCAAGAAAATTAATGACAAACCGTTAACCTCTAGCAAATTAATCGTAAAAAACTTAGAAAATGACAAGTCTTATAAAGTCCAGGTAAGTGCGGTTAATAAAAACAATGTAGAGGGAGAAAAGAGCAAAGAGAAGACCGACAAGCCTTCCTCGGATGCTTTAGAAGTTGAATATGATGTAAAGATGCCTTTTGGTGTAAAAGATGTCATAGACGTTGCTATGATACTTCTTCTAATCGTTGCACCATTAACACTATTAGGATTGGCATTCATATATCATAAACCGATTATTACGTTTTTATATAATGCTATTCAAAATAAGAAAAGGAGAGATTAAAAGTGAGTAGTTCGTTTTTATTAGATTCAATTATCTCTCTAGTTTTTTCTAAATTAATGTTAGTCATTGCTCCTGTTATTTTCTTGTTAGCGGTATTCATATTTGCGGACAAAATCATCGAGTTAATTCAATCCAGTTTTACTTCTAAAGGGTGATTGAATGGGATTAATAGGAGATGCATTTAAAAAGCTATTCGGCGTCTTATGGGACGTTATTAAATGGCTAGGGAAGTTACTATATAAGATTTTCGAACCTGTTATTGATTTCCTAAAAATGATTGTAGGTGTAATTTTTGCCGTAATTGATGCGTTTCTATATTTCCTCTATCAAATCGGTGTAATAGTAGTGAAGCTATTCTTAATAATTTTCGAAACCATGAAATTGTTATGGTCATTGATCGTAGGATTCGGAAGAACACTAGCAAGCTTTAATTACACTCCTAGAGGTTCGAGTGGTCACGGTTATTCCGAAACAATAGGGAAACTATTTTCTATGTTAGGACCATTCCAGTTGAATGCAGTTGCGACAATATTAATGTTCATCATTTGGTACACCACAGTCATTGCAGCCATTAAATATGTTTCATCAATAAGAGTAGGTGGGGATTGATTTTATGGATATGAAAGACTTTACTTTTTCAGAGCTAAAAGGAAAATTAAGAAGCTTTGTAGATTCTATCTTCAATCCTTTCCATAGCTTTTTAGATTTAGGATTAGAGAAATTAAGAGCGCTTAATCAAATCACCTCGCAAGGAATCGACATAGGGAAGTATTTTTCCGTTTTCGGCGATATGCCCGGAGCATGGCAGGGCGTTATTGTATCGGCTTTGTTATCGGCTACCCTGTTAGGTGGATTAATTATTTTTAGGTCAATCATGCGAATTTATTACAGTGCTAAGGAGGGCGTGAAATGGTGGTAGATGCAATTTTATACATGTATGCGATTAGCCTATCAGCAGGGCTAGGACTTGTTACAGCTGTATTAATCGGACTAAAGATTCACAATAGGAAACCAAAAAACAAACAACAAAAAGACGTAATAGGGTAGGTGTGAATGGTGAGTATGCTAAGTAAATTTAGTAGACAAAAAATGAGAGAAGAGGATTTTGAACCGAGTACAAATGACGTGTTAATTGTTTTCGATGATGAAAAGAAAACATCTGATATTAAAAGAATTAATGTGATTGAAGAAGATAAATTAATGGTTATCGGTGAATATGTAGTACCGATTGAAGATTGTACCATCACAAATAGTGCGACAGGAAGAAATTTCTTTTATAGAGCGCCGACTCAATCTATCACAGAAACAAAAAGACTCGCTCAATTAGAAAAAAGCCTGGTACTAACGAAAATAACGAATTTCAGACCAAAACCACCAGAAAGCAACTTAAATATCATGAACGTAATTTTATCAATCGTTATCATTGTTTTCATCATCGTATTTGGTGCGGTTAGTTGCTCGAATGGTAAGGCTCAACAACAAGAAGTACCTACACAGTCATATCAAAAAACAGACAAGTAGAAAGGAGAATGAAAGGTGTCAAACCCAACAACTAACGCTGAAAAGTTACAAAATGCAATAGGAGACAATTTGTTTCCGCAGGTAGATCATGTTTCGGATATAAAACAAGTCATTGAAGTAATGAAAGATAAAGCCCAGGAATTACAAGAAACACAGGTAAGGGCGCTTATCCTTCTACAAAAACTAGGAGAAAATACATATTTACACGGAGACGAAAACCCGTACAAAGATGTAATCAAATTTATAAAAGATGAAAGCAAAATCGCAGTAGCAGACCCTCATTATTACATTCAAACAATAGAAGCATTAATCCCAAAACCACCAAAACCAATCGTCATGGCGGAGAAAGGAATGAGAAGGTAATGGCTTTCCACATATTTATTCAAGCGCCTTTGCGCCAGGGGAAAACGTTGCTCATGTCAGTTTTAGCACACTATTGGAAAATGAGAGTCGAGCAAATGGGCGGAGAAATACAATTGTTCTCGAATTATCAATTGTTAGATTCAAAGCCTATGGATCATTACACAGATTGGTATGAAGTAGCGGAAGCCCAGGGAAGTATTTGTTGTTGGGACGAGGCTCACATGGCATTCAGTAACCGAAAATGGTCAAAGCATGGGCAAAGTATTGCTACTGAAGTAATGATTTATACAGGGAAAATGAGAAGCGTTCAAATGTACTGTTCACCTAATATTTCTAACGTTGATAGTCGTATTAGACAAATTGTAGAAGTCCTGGTTGATGTAAGAAAAACACCGAAAGGTTTTCATATTAGATTTACTGATTACCAGGAGGGAACGGTTTTAAACAAAGCATTCTTACCAATGAGCCGAGCGAAGAAAATATTTGATTTGGAATTATACGATACTCATCAAATGGTTAAGGGATTCCCTTTACCATCAACAGAAAAGGCAAGTGACGAGTTTTTCGAAAAACTCGAAATGATACACGATAGAGCAAGGGGTAAAAGCAAAGGGAAACAAAAAAAGGAAGAAAAAACTACGATCGCTTTAGAAAAAGTATTTGATAAAGAAAAAATGACAGTTTAGGGGAGATAAAAGCCATATGAATACATACTCATTAATTCCACCGACAAAATACGGAGATAAAGACCCACAAAGTCTTTTATACCTTAATCCTAGCATACCAGCGCAAAAGTTAGCGAAGATGTACAACAAATACATTTTCTTTAAACAATTGCAACTAGCCGAGGATATGGCGGGGAAAATGGGTTATATCTTAATTCCTTATGATTGTATGCATTGGCAACGAAGAGAACAATTCCGCGACCACAGAAAAGTAAAGGTTGGACGTAATTCATTCTTCATGATGTCACCTAATGAATTAACAAGAACAGAAACAAGAAAGTTACAGGCTTATATTGAATCATTACACGAATAGGAGGATTTTCCATGATCGTAATTGGTGTTCTTTTAATGTTGGTGTTTAGTGTAGGTATGGTGGGAATTGATATAGCTGAAAAAAGAGCTTTGAAAGGGTGA